CATAAATTTACTTTCTCGTGATTCCCATTCTTTATTTGTTGTCCAAATCTCTAAAACCAACTTAGCTTGATCTTTAGTAACAAATCGTACATCCTTACTGCTTCCACCTAAATCCACTAAGACAGGGTCTCTGGGTGGCGATGCCGGAGGACTAGCAGAACTATGTCGTATTACGCCAAATCTATTAAATAACGATTCTTGAATAAAAAAACCATCAACTAATGCCATTAATAATAAGTATCGTAACATTATTATTAATAGATAACAACTTCATTCTAAACCGATTTAATATTTTCAAATATAATATTTTGATATACTCTCGTTAAACTAGATTTTATGACCATAGACGCCTCGTCTATCGTTTCATTATAATAAATACCACTTATTGCTATTAAATACTTATTCATCACCTTTTTAATATTGTCATCGGGCTCATATTCTAATTCTTGCGTTATTTTATCATATTCATAATAAACCTCGCCATTCTCATTTATAAAACCTTTTAATTTTAATGTTGCTATTCTATCATTCAAAAACGACATTTCTATGTTCTGTTTTCTAAAAATTAAAGGTATTCTAAAATTTGCCACATAGGTATTCCCAACTACATTAAATCCTCTACATAAATACGACATTAAACAAATTAAAAATACCCGCCAATTCATCTATAGTTTAATGAGATTTATATTTAAATTTATATCAATTTAATAATCTCATTCATCATATCATCCAGCTCTATTTTAGGCAAAGAATCATAATCTATGAGCAAAGAACTATCGCCATAAACTTGTGGTTGTAAGCTATTGACATTCACAGGAGCACACCAGTGCGATGTCATGCGTTTTTCTTCAAAATATCGCTTTCTTTTATTTCTATTGCTCTCGTTATTTTTTGCATTGTTTCGATCCATAAAACTTATATATTGCACCAGCCTTTCTTCTGAATTAGGAGAACCGTATGTGTTTTGGTGAAAAACCCTTGAATCCCAAATAACTAAAGCACCCTTGGGTACATGCAGTTTGATTTTCATATGATCAATTTCACTTAAATAGTCTTTATCTATTAAACACCAATTTTTACTACCATTTAATCCTCTGTCACTAAAATACTTTTCGTGCAGTTTATGTGACCCTTTATAAAGCAATAGGGTCCGCTCCTTGTTTTCGGTAAACGAAATAAACCCTTGATAGCATGTTAAACCCTTGAGTTTTGGACCTTGATCGGTATGTGTCCAACAATTATCTTTCTTTTTTTCATCTTTTGGAATGTAACAACAACCATCATATGATACTATCAGTTCATTGGTATTTAACAAAAATTTGAATATCTTTTGTACGCCCGGATGTGTTCGCAAAAACCATGCGTGGCGTTGATGACCTGCTTGATGATGTTTATAAATACCGTGGGGATCTATTTTTCTATGGATATCAGCCAAATTTTCTACAGAAGATTGCCATTCATCAAACATATCTCTCGCTTTGATCATATCTTTTTCGCTTATTATATTAGGTATAATAACATAACCATCTTCAAATAGTGACCTACAAATATAACTAGCTTTTTTTAAAGGCAACATTTACTATATTTCACTATACAATACAAAAACTATATCAATTTAATTTACCACAAATAAATGTGACTCAATATCTTTGCATTGTAGTATCCACCACTCTTCTTTATCTCCTTGCTGATTGCTTTTTTACGGACCTTCTCACCAGAATGACGATTATAATAATTTCTTTGACGCTTCTTATCACCATGGTTTTTGTATGTGTATAAACCTACATTGGTTCTATCTTTGAATTGTTCATAGTCTTTGTGTCCAAAATGTATGATCCTTTCTTTACCAGTTTTCTTATTTTTAACGGTGGCCGTGTATTTCTTGTCCCCAGGTCCTTTTTTAAAGTCCAAGATTTTTTCCTTCATACTCTCTTTTCCCCCACCCATTTGTGCTTTAGGGACTTTTCTGGTTCCGTAACCATGTTTTTTCTTTGCTTTATTCGCAAGCTTCAACGCCTTGCTTCTCTTCGAGCAACCCTCCTTCAAAATATTATAATCCACCGCCGCAGCTTTTCCTCCTGTAATCGAACTGGCCAAACGAGCATACCCCCATGAATGCCCCGTTTGATTAGGCCTGCTACCAGAACTATAATACGCCCCTTGACCTTTTTTAACTATCTTACGCAACGCTTTAACGCTACAACCAGTTTTCCTAGCCAGAGTTTTTGATGGCTTAACATTATTGACCCCGTAAATTTTCTTGGCCTTTTCTATGTGCCCGGATGTCTTGGATTTAAAAGAGCCTACCTTTTTACGCGTGTAGTATCTATTAGACTTATATGCCTTGCGCGATTCATCTAGTTCACTTTTTAGAGTAAGTTTATCCAATCTAGATAATACATTTGGAATATATCTTGCTGGGTAATTTGTCATATATATATATTTTTGATAATAATATTATTTAAATATAGATATATAGTTATATTAATGGTTTTATCTGACTACGAAAAAGACCAACTTAAAAAAATGATCGAAGCAAATGATACAAAAGATATGACTAATAAAATAAGAGAAAATAAACATAGTATAAAACTTAAAGAAGGCATTGAAAGTATTATAAAATTAAGAAATGAAAATATGGAAATGTATATTAATGACAAGAACGAATTTGAAAAGCTAGTGTTAAATACCAACAGTTTTTTATTCAACAATTACACCGACATTTATAACAAAATAATGAAGAATGAAGTAGATATTAAAATTCTAAATAAATTCTTGGATCTATTGAAACAGATAGAGGATGGTAGACTAAATCAACATGAAGCATCGTTTATGGTAGGAAGCATTCTTAAAGAAATATATGTGGATAGTGCTATCAAACGCGCCGAAAAACTCGACGAAGAATCCGAAAAACTGACTGTCAAACCTCTTCCAAATAAAGAGATTTCGTGGAAACAATACAAAGCCTTAAACAACTGCTAATTATGTTTCTTTTTGCTCATAGTATGAGCAACTAGCAACAGCAAAGATAATGTGAAAAAATATATCTGTAACTTGGTTGTGAAGTGCTTATTGTTTTTTTTCTGTGTTGGATTGTAATGTAGGTTTTGTAGATAATAGAAATCTGCTAGAGATATTTCATCTTTACCTAAACTTTCGTTAACTCTATTATGTATGAAATGGGTCCATTTAACGAAATCCTTTCTTGAATCCAAATAAGGTACTACAGAATATAGTTTTAAGAGTTCTGCGAAATTCTTTGAACTTTTCTTATCAGGTATAAATTCAGGTAAACTCTGTATAAATTTATAATGATCTTTTTTCTGTAATGCATTAGGGTTATTTGGATAGTTGAATGCTATAGAGTGAATAACAAACCAATAGTGAGGACCCCAGATCTCAGGATTCATACATATAAAATAATATTAAAAGATTCTTATTATTACATGTATGAAATCTTTTAATTTTTGTAATAATTGTGGGAAAACCGGACATATATTTCAATCTTGTACAGACCCGATTACTAGTATTGGTATAATTGCATACAGAAAAATAGACAATAAAAACGAATATTTAATGATATGTAGAAAAGATACATTGGGGTATTTGGATTTTATAAGAGGCAGGTATAATATATCAAATATAGACTACATAAAAGATATTATAAATATAATGACCGTTGATGAAAAGAATAGAATTTTAAACAACGATTTTGATAAACTATGGCAATGTTTATGGGGAGAAAATATTGGGGTACAATACAGAGGTGAAGAAAGGGGTGCCAAACAAAAATTCAACCAGTTAAAAAACGGTATGTACATAGACAAGGAGTATGTAAATCTTAGATCACTTATCGAAGGCAGCACAAGTGCATGGACCGAGCCCGAATGGGGTTTTCCAAAGGGAAGACGTAATTATCAGGAAAAAGATATATATTGTGCAATAAGAGAATTCACAGAAGAAACTGGGTTTGACGGATCAGCACTAAACATAGTAAGTAATCTAATGCCGTATGAAGAAGTTTTTATTGGTTCCAATCTAAAATGCTACAAACATAAATATTTCGTAGGACTAATTGAAAATAATATTAAACCTATGTTTAAATTTCAAGACACTGAAGTAAGCAAAGTTGAATGGAAGTCCTTAGACGACTGCAAAAAAAGTATTAGAAATTACAATTTAGAAAAAGTAGAAATTATTGAAAAAGTTGATAATATTTTGACTGAAAACAATATATGCATATAAATTATTTATTTGTATAAATTATATATATGAATGAAATGGAATTGAAAGAAGAGGAAAACTTATCACTTAATAAAGAGTATGATTATTTATATCCTAACTTAAATGATCCCAACTTTATAATAAAAATCGCAGAGAAAAAGGAATTTAATGATACTGAATACAATGGTGAAATTTATGATGTTGAATCGCACGGTGATAAGTTATGTAACGCCCAATTTGAATTAGCCAATCATCAAATATTTGTAAGGAATTTTTTATCCAATCAAACACCCTACAATGGTCTTCTTTTATATCATGGACTAGGAACAGGTAAAACTTGTTCTGCTATAACCATCAGCGAAGAGTACAGAGAATACATGAAACAAATGGGTCTTACAAAAAGAATTATTATTGTCGGCAACAAAAACATACAAGATAACTACCGTCTACAATTATTTGATGAACGTAACTTGGAGTTAGTTAATGGAAACTGGCGTCTAGTAGGATGTACGGGCAGCAAGTTTGTAAACGAAATTAATCCTATGAATATGAAGGGTATAACCAAAAGTAAAATAGTATCACAAGTCAATACTATTATAAATAGTTCATACTTATTTATTGGCTACAGAGAATTTGGTAATTTAATTGGTAAAAAAATAAATAAATTCAAGAGTGAACCCGATTTAAACTTAAAAGAGAAAAACATTGAACGAGCAATTAAAAACGAATTTTCCAATAGACTTGTTATTATAGACGAGGTACAGAATATTCGACTATCAGACAACGTCGAAGACAAAAAAGTCGGACAAAGACTGTTGGAAGTTACTAAATATAGTGATAATCTCAAATTATTACTTTTATCAGCCACGCCTATGTTCAATAGTTATAAAGAAATCGTATGGCTTATTAATCTATTAAATCAAAACGATAACCGCTCTACTATTTCACTTAATGACGTATTTTTTAAAGATGGTAAATTCAAAATAGATATAAAAGGTAAGCAAATAGGCGAAGAAATATTAATAAGAAAATTAAGAGGCTATGTGTCATTTGTAAGAGGTGACAATCCATACACTTTCCCATACCGCATATATCCATCGGTTTTCTCACCAAGTAATAGTATTAAAAATATCGACTACCCTAAAAAACAGATAACAGGCAATATACTTTTACAGAAAATAGAACACGTTGACGTCTTTACCGTGAAAATAGGATACTATCAAAAACTAGTTTATGACAAGATCGTAGATGAGATTAAAAGTAATTATGCTAACATCAGTGAAGACAGTCTAGACAAAGGCCTTGGGTATCAGGTGCTAGAGAAACCTATTCAAATATTAAACATATCTTATCCAACCGAAAACTTAGACGACATAAAAACAGCATACGGTAAAAATGGATTGGAAAACATAATGAAAAGAAAAGCGGATTACACTGATTTTCAATACAACTATTATGAAAACATTTTTAACATGGAACATATAGGAAAATACAGTCCGAAAATAAAGAATATATGCGAAAATATACTATCGTCTCAAGGAATAATTCTAGTTTATTCGCAGTATATCGATGGCGGTATCGTTCCCATGGCATTAGCATTAGAGGAATTAGGTTTCTCAAGATTCGGTAGAGATAATCTGTTTAAATCTCCGCCAAGTGAAGCTATAGATTCTATGACGATGTTACCTAAAAGCAAAGTTAAAACACAATTCAAACAGGCGAAATACTCTATAATAACAGGCGACATTTCCTTGTCGCCAAATAACATAAAAGAAATTAAAATGCTAACGAGCGAAGACAATACCAATGGAGAAAACGTAAAAGTGGTTTTACTTTCACGAGCCGGATCTGAAGGCATAGACTTTAAAAACGTTCGACAAATACATATAATTGACCCTTGGTATAACATGAATCGCATAGAACAAATAATAGGTAGAGGTGTTCGCACGTGCAGCCATAAAGCACTATCCTTTAATAAAAGAAATGTTATGATATTTTTGTATGCCACATATATCGACGACGAATACGAGTCTCTGGATTTGTATTTATATCGTTTAGCTGAAATAAAAGCTATGAAAACAGGTAAAGTATCTAGACTATTAAAACAGAACGCAATTGATTGCGTCCTCAATAAAGGCCAAAGTAATTTCACAGTTGAAAATATGAACCAAACGGTGAAACAATCCTTATCTAATGGTATAGAAACTGATTGGAAAGTTGGAGACAAACCTTTTACGGCACTATGCGATTATATGGACACATGTTCATATCAATGCAAGCCTAACAAGGATGTCTTGGAAATAAATTACGACACCTATAACGAAAATTTTATTTCATTAAACATCGAAAAAATAATGGAGAAAATAAAAGAGATATTTAAAGAACAGTATGTATTGGAAAAAGACAAATTAGTAAGGACTATAAACTACGTTAAAGAATATCCATTGGTGCAAATTTATTCGGCATTAGACAGACTGTTGAACGATGAAACCGAAATAATATTTGATATGTTCGGGAAAAAAGGCAACCTAATTAATATTGGTAATTATTACTTATTTCAACCTATTGAAATTAAAGATAAAACTATATCGATTTATGACCGTGCACGAGCCATTCATTTTAAACATCCAAAGATTAAGGTTGGTTTACCCAAAAATATTAATAATCTACTTGAAACAGATAAGACTACTACGACCGAAACAAAAGAAGACGACGATATAAAGAAAAGCGAAAAAATAAGCGAAAAGATAAAGGAATTAGAAGAAAAATACACCACTGCTATAACCTTTAATAAAGGACGTGCTAAAAATGATTGGTATGAACTTTGTGGTAAAAGCATACAAAGAATGGTCAATGAAGGTATTGAAAGACCTTTATTAGAATCTTTCGTTGTTGCACATATAATGGAATCTTTGCCAATAGATACGCTAATTTCTTTATTAAACTACATAACCAACAAGAAAGGTTTAACGGAATTTGAAAAACTAATAGACCTATATTTTGATAATAAAATACTTAAAATGGGTGATGAGAAATTAATTGTACTGTTTGGTGATGGTGGTACAAAATTATTTTCATTAAATAATAATAAATGGGATATAGCTAAAGCAATGCTTGCGAGAGATTTTACAACTAAGATTACAGATCAACTCGTAATTCCAAAAGACAGACTTGCCGATGTTTATGGGTTTATTACTAGTTTTAAAGACAATATATACGTTTTTAAGACCGCGGAACCAGGAAGAATGGCTAAGGGTTCCAGATGCGATCAAGCTGGTACAAGTACTGTAAATAAGACTTTGAATAAGATAATTGGAGAAATAAAATATGATACATATAAAAATAAAAGTGGTCCTATTAAAATCGCCAATGCTACACAATTATGCAGTGAGAACGAGTTATACCTAAGATTATATCAATACAAAAGAAAAGATGATAAGTATTGGTTTTTAACACCTGAACAAGCCAAACATACTCTTATTTTAAAATAAATTGAATAAACAAAATAAATATTTATTAGTATATAATAATAATATGGCGCAAAAAAACGACTATGAACTTAAATATAACAAATGTCAATTATCAAGAAAAATTAGTATTCCTATGAAATATATTGGTCCAAACATTAAAAACTTAATTGACGTCAAATTGGCCGACGAATTAGAAGGCAAATGCTGTATAGAAGGGTTTGTTATACCCGGTTCTGTCAACTCTACATCATACTCTAGCGGGCTTTTAGAAAGTTCTGACATAATTTTTCAAGTTATACTCGACTGTAATATTGTTTGCCCGGTCGAAGGCATGTTAATCGCATGCGAAGTTGAAAATATTACAAAAGCCGGAATTAAAGCCAAAATACCTGGTGATTTATCGCCACTCGTAATATTTATAGCCAGAGACCATAATTTTATGGAAACCAAATTTAATAACCTTGTCGAAAAAGACAATATTGTAGTCAAAGTTATAGGGCAAAGATACGAACTTAATGACACTTATATATCAGTAATAGCCGAAATTAAAGATAAAGTACAACCTGTTAATGAAGAGACAAAAAAAATTGTTAAGAAAAAATCACTAAAATCCAACGCAAAACCCAAACTAAAACTTAAAGAATAATTATTATTAAATCTTATGAATACTGAAGAAATTAGAGAACTAAAGGATAATATTGAATTATTATCCAAATCATATCAGATTGAAATAGGTAGACTTTTTTTAAGTAACAACATACAAATTGACGAAAATAAAAATGGAATTTTCATTAATTTGAGCAAGGTAGATGCACCAACTTTAATAAAAGTTAAAAATTATTTGAACTATGCAAACCTACAGGAGAATAAGCTTAAAAACATTGAAAACAAACAGGAAGAACTTAAAGATTTCTACTTTAAAAATACTAATGAGGCAGAACTGTAAAGCACATAATCTAGTAAACAATTTACTTGATTATATGTACGACGGAAACAACGATATTAAATTGTGCGATGGTAAAATTAGCGATCAAATTAAAAAAGATACTAATAATGTTGAAGACATCGAATTCTATATACCTGAACAAAAAGACACGCTGTTTTGGTGCTTTTACAATGCATACAATAAAGATTATCTTAAAGACAAATTTTTTACTATAGAGAAAGAGTTTAAAATTGGATTCATTGAAATAGCAAGAAAAAATAAAGAAACAGTGAAATTGCATAAATTAAAACTTAATGATATTGAGGACGACCTTCTCAATAATCAAAAAATATCAAAAAAAACATTACTGATATTAGCAATATATTATGAACTAAATTTCATAATTATAGAAAATCATATTTTCTATAAAATACAAGGAAACAATGAGAATATTAATCACAATATAATAGTTTTGGATAAAAGCACTGGTAAATACAAACTTTACATAGGTAAAAAAGACTATAGCTATGATGCAATAGAAGCACATAAAATAGACAAACCTATGAAGGCTGTTAGCGGATATAAAGTGGAAGAACTAAGAATATTCGCAGAAAAGCTAAATTTAGAGTGTAAAGGTAAAAATAAAGGCAAACTTTACCAAGATATAATTGATAAAATATATAATTGAAAATAATTAAATAATAATGTCTTTTATTATATATGTCTGAAGAAAAACAAAAATTTCACAGTATCATTAAAAAATATGTGAACGATGTTCCTTACGTAAGTTCTGGCGAAAAAGGCGTACCAGAACTTGAAATTAGATTCGGAACCTATGGTAATAAAAGAACAAGTAGAATTGATTATGACAACGTCTGTAAAAATCTGTTATCGCACGGATTCAAACCCACTAGCAAACTAGGCAAGTCTATTCTAAGGATTACTAATTCTTATATTGATAGAAATACTGGGCAAACCAGAATGTCGTCTAATATTAGAACCGAAATTACTGGTATTGATCTAATTAAACAATACTGTAAAACAAACATATTACCCGAATCTAAAGATTATATTATCCAGCAGAAAAAAAATGCAAGCAAAGATGATAACACGAGTTTATTTCCAGAAAACATCGATGCTTACAATTTAAGAATTGCATATTCTCGTGAAAATACAATATATAAAGATTCGAAAATGGGGCTTTCCATAATAGATTCATGGAATGACACAAAAAAAGCATTTAGATACATTAATAGAACCACCTTTGTTCATCCAGATTTCCCTTTTAATATAGATTGTAGTATCGTAAAATCCTCTAAAAAAACTAAGAACAATTTTACATTCGCATACACAGTACAGGAAGCAAACCTATTTAATAATCCCGAAACATATGAAATAGAAATAGAGGTCGACAATTCTAAAACCGAAGGATACACAACCGAAAAATTGGAAAATGCTATTATGAAGTGCGTTAAGTATATCCTTGCGGGGTTACAACAAACTAACTACCCTGTTTCATACACAGAATTAAAGGATGTAGGCAATTCATATCTCGCCCTAATTAAAAACACTTCTGATTATCTTAAACCCAATACATTTATAGGACCTAACTCATTTACCTTGCAAAAGCAAAACATCGTGGTTACAACCAAAACTACCAATATACCCAATATTAACGATAATTACAGTGTAACCGATAAAGCCGATGGACTAAGGAAGTTGCTTTACATACACAAAGACGGGGCTATATATTTGATAAACACTAATATGAATATCGAATTTACTGGTTGTAAAACTGAGAATAACAAATATTTCAATACGATTATTGATGGAGAACATATTTCCCACGATAAAACTGGTAAATTTATTAATTTGTATGCTTGCTTCGATGTCTATTTTATTAACAATAAAGACGTTAGAGCAAACGAGTTTATCAAAAAAACACAGGATCCAGAAGATAAAAAAATTTATAGATTACAGTTATTGAACGATACCATAAACGAATTGATGTTAGTTGGTATAACCGGAAAAACACCACCGCTTAAAATAATGGCTAAAAGATTTTATGCATCAAACGATTCGAGCTCTATATTTATGGCATGCAGACAAATACTCGATTTGGCTTATAATGATGGTTTTGAGTATGAGACTGATGGTCTTATATTTACACCATGCAACTATGGTGTTGGACTAACTAAACAAAATACACAGTTGAGATCTAGCAAAACTTCTTGGGAATACAGTTTTAAATGGAAACCAAGTAAGTATAACACTATCGATTTCTACATTACAACCAAAAAACAGGAAAACGGAGAGGAAGTAATTAAAACCGTGTTTGAAACTGGAACAAATACTACATCATCCGACAATATACTGCAATACAAAGTTATTATTTTGCGTGTAGGATTTGACGAGAAAAAAGACGGATATATCAATCCCTGTTTGGACGTTATAAACGATAATATACCCAAAATTTCCAACATTGATGACGTAGATTCATATAAACCTACTCCTTTTTATCCTACTAACCCATATGATCCAAATGCAAACATATGCTATATTCCTCTTAAAAAAGACAATAATGGTACGTTGCAAATGTTTACAGAAGAAAACGAGGTTTTCACCGACAATACTATAGTAGAATTCTCATATGACCTATCAAAAGAAGGCGGATGGCGCTGGATTCCTTTAAAGGTTAGATGGGACAAAACAGCGGAACTTAAGAATGGCGGAAGAAACTACGGTAACAGTTATAATGTTGCAAACAGCAATTGGCAAACTATACATAACCCTATAACAGAAGATATGATTTCTACCGGTAAAAACATCGACAGTGATACGAGTGATATTTATTATACCAAAATGTACGGACAGTCTAATACAAAGGCCCTACGTGATTTCCATAACCTCTATATCAAAATGATGTTAATTAAAGGAGTATCACAAAGCGGGTTCACACTAATAGATTTGGCTGTAGGCAAAGGCGGGGATTTCTCTAAGTGGATAGACGCCAACCTATCGTTTATATTTGGTATAGATCTGTCTAAAGATAATATTGAGAACCGCATAGACGGTGCGTGTGCCAGATATTTGAACTATAAGAAAAAATTCAAGAATGTTCCGGATGTACTCTTTGTAAACGGTAATAGTGGATTAAATATTAAGAGCGGCGAAGCTATTTTATCCGAGAAAGAGAAAACGATAACTAAGGCAGTTTTTGGTATGGGTGAAAGAAGTGAGCGTGTTCTCGGGAAGGGTGTTCTTAAAAGTTATGGAAGAGGCAAAGACGGATTTGACGTTTGTTCTTGTCAGTTTGCACTACATTACTTCTTCGAGAATATGGTTGTTCTGTCAAATTTTATACAAAACGTAGCCGACTCCACCAAAATTGGCGGACATTTTATAGGCACGTGTTACGATGGTCTTTCTATATTTAATGAATTGAAAAGTTCGTCGCTTGGACAAGGCACGTCGTTGTTCAAAAACGAAGTGAAAATATGGGAAATTAT